GGCCGCGTGCGTGGGTGGGTGGTGAGGCTTTAGGAGCCGGGCCGTCGGTTGCGACCACGCAACGTTATGTTGCGGTCGATGAGGCCACCTTGCGGGCGGCGGCGATGAGCGCGGCGGTTTAGTGCGGCTGTGCTTCGAGCTTTCGGATACGCTCGTCATAATCCCCATGATCGCGATCGCGCGTCGATCTCAGGTCTCCGATCTCATGCCCGAGGCCCTTCACCTCGCGCGCGAGAGATTCAACCGAGTGTCGAGCGATCAGAACGTCAGCGGCGGTCTTGGTCTGCTCACTCTCGATGCGTCGGATTGTCTCTCCATGCTCCGAGAGCTTCGCTTCGATCCGATCGACACCATCCGAGAGACTCGAACCGTGGTTCGGCGTGATGCGCGCGTGGATACGCTTCGTTTGCACGAACGTCGCGACAGCGGCGATCACGCTTGAGAATCCGGTCAAGCCGCCTAGTGCTGTGATGACTTCGGCGGTGAAGCTCATGCGCCGCCGCCGTCTCGGGGCACGTGCATATCGACGGCCCCGAAGCCAAGGACCGTGCCGATCAGCGCGAGCCATAGCGCAGACTTATTCGAGTCGATCGCTCCGTAAGCGATAAGGATCGCGATCGTCGCGGCGCAAATCCGGTATGCCCAGAGCCGACGGGCGGGGGTAAGCCACTCGATAGGCTGAGGCGTGATTGCGGCGTGCTTCGGGTCGCTCACTTCGTATCCCCTCCGTCCTTGTTGACGGCGTTCAGGATCTTCGCCGTCGCGGCGTCGATGTCAACGCGCGTGGTGCCCGCGGTAGATTCGGCGACCGCGTTGTGACGCTCCCATGCCTCGCGGATCATCATTTCGGCGTGATGCGCGGGTACGGCGGTCATCGGTAACACATCGTTATAGACCTGCGCGCCCACGCGATCGAGCGCGAAGGCCCCGGCGCTTTCTGTAATGAGCGCGTAGCCGGTGATGCCATAGACGGACGGGTATTCGATCGTGAACATTCGATTGGTTCCCTTCGTGGTTGTGGTGGGGGTTGCGGGGGTCTGTGCTTCGCGGACGGCGGTAATCTTCGCGTCCTCGTAGGCAGGAACGGGCACTAGCGATACTTCGCGAAGGTCGATCGAGTGTTGCGTGCGCAGGGTTGCGCCATCGTCTGTGGTCTCGTCGGTATATTCGCGCTCGAAAAAGCCAATGGATAGGCTCTTGATTGCGCCGTCGCGGGCGAGGGTTGCGGCGTCGCGCCCGAGCGCCGTGTCAGACACGCGTGCTTCGATCATGAGACCGTCAGCGTGTTCGCTCATTGCAGTGATGACACCGATCGGCTCCGAGTGTCGATAGAACAGGGCGGGCATTGTGTCGAGATTGACCGCGCCTCGCGCGATCTTCTCGCGAAAACCGGGAATGATCTCGGTCTCAGTATCGAAGGGGACCGCAAGGCCGGTGATCGTTCGTCCGTCGTCGTCGGCGACGGCGCGGATCGCGTAGGACCGGCGGCGCATCTCGGGGCTAGTCATCGTTGGTGTCTCCGTTCGTGGGGGTTAGTGGGTCGCGGCCTTCGAGCGCGCGGACCTCATCTAGTGTCATAAAGCCGGATGCGAGAGCGACCGCGTATGCGTCGTATCGCGATTTTGTGTCGGACCTGAGCAAGCCTTCAAGATTGAATCTCACGTCCTGTCCACGCGCGGCCACGTCGGATAGGGCTTCTTCGAGTGGTCGCAAGTAGTACATGAGCGAGAACCTAACGAAGCTAATCCAGTCTTGTTCGACGTTGCTATAGGTCATCGATCGGCCCGAAGGTGCGGCGAGCATGAGCGTTGAGGGGATGCCGAACAGGCGCGCGACTTGCAGGGTGTCAAATTCGCGGGCTTCGAGCCACTGGGCTTCGCGCGGGCTAATCGAGAGGGGCGCATAGGTGAAGTTTTTGGGGAGAACCTTCACACCTGAAGGGTTCATTGATTGATCGACGCGGTTCCCGTTTTCATCGATGCCATTCCATGCGTTGCGGACCTTAACGGCGTCCTCGTAGGACGCGGCGTCAGATGAGAGGATGCCGGTCGGTTGCCCCGTTCCATCGAACCACTGCATAGCAAAATCGCGGTTTTGCCGCGCGCCGTGCAGGTCGAGCCGGGCGGCTTGGATCGGTCCGAGGCCGAAGGGCGCGCCCGTCGTTTCCGGTTGCAGGTGGGCGTGCATGACATCGGCGGCGGACAGTGTTTGCCCTTCGGCTCCGATCACGACGGCGTGCGTCGTGGGGTTCACCGTGACCATGACGGCGCGGGGGTCGAGAGGGCGAAGCGCGATCACGGTTCCCGTGCCGTCACGCTCGATGCGCGCATAGGCGTTACCGTGCAAGACCATTGCGGTCACCATGTGGGTAATCCACGTCGCGCGACCCATGCGAGGATCAGGGCGGCGAACGAAGGCGGGCGCGGACTTTGCGTCAAGGATTGCGCCGCCGCGCTCAACTGTGAGCGGTAGTTGAGACGCGGCGGACACGATGACTTGCACGGCGCGGTAGACAGCCGTCATACTGCGCGGGTCGCCTACTGGGGGAAGTCGGACCGGCGCAGTCACGGCGGCGAGAGCCGCGCCCGCGTCTTGCGCGCGGGTGATCCCAAGTGCGGATAGGACACGCGTCGTGAAAGTCATGCGCACATGATGCGCGTCGCGCGAGCATGGCTGCCAAGTTATCGCCCTTTGGGGTTAGGGCGGGGTCGCTCCTGGTTAGGCGAGTACCCACATGACGGGCGCGGGATGATCGACGCCGTAAGCGGCGACCGACGCCGCGATGAGCGCCGGGATAGGCGCGCTCGACTTATCTCGCGACAGCATAGGCGACCCGTTGGTCTCTTTGGTCACGGCGTTCGCGATCGCCTCGCGTAGCGCGCGCGACCCATCATGCCGGATCGCCTTAGTTTCTGTGATCGCTGCAAGCAGGTTCCCGTCTGCGATCGTGCGGTCACCGAAACGCATCGTCTGGATTCGCTCGCCTAGGTCGTAGCGGTCGCGAAGCTCAGCGTTTGCACGGCGAGTTGGTCCGCCATCGTCTGCCCAGATCGCCATATTCGGATGCTCTCGCGCGAGGTCGGCGACGTACGGGGCAAGCCACGCCGCGCCGGGCGCTTGTCGCACGACGCGGATCGCGGTTTTTCCGTCCTCGTCCTTCCACGCGGCGACAACGGCGGCGCACTCTCCGAGCGATCCCACGTCGTACGCGATCGCTACGTCATCGAGCGACGGGCGCGTGAGAGGTTCGCCCGCTAGTCCGTCCCAGTCCTCAAGGGGAATGAGCGGGTCTTCGGTCGAGATCACGACGTTCATGTATCCGCGCATCCATTCGGAATAGGGCAAGGCGGCGTCTGCAGACAATGAATCAACGGTCTGCGTGTTTCCTAGCGCAGGATGGAAGGCGCGCCATGTCTCGGGGTCGTACGGGTCGCGCCCTTCGGGCATACTCCACTCGATGAAACAGAGCGAAGGGTCCGAGCCGTCGATGCCGCGTGCAATGAGGTCGTTCATGAATTCCGATCGCGCCGTCCCCTTCGTCGAGATCATCCATATTTGCGCTTCTTGCCTAATGGTGACCTGCGAGGGGCCAATAGCTCCGATCAGGCCGTCCCCGAGATACTTGTCAAATTTCCAGACTTCGTCCATGACGACCAGATGCGGGTGCCCGCCGTGAACAGCGGATAGCGTGGGCGAGAAACGCCGTAACTTGCTACCGGTGTCCTTCACCGTTAGGCCTTCGCTACCGGATGAGTAGCGCGGCGATATGATCTCGCGCATCGGCGATTGCGTGACGGCCTTAATCAGGTCGCGGATTCGCTCGGATGCGTCAGCGCCGGTCTGCGCTGTGTAGAGGCACGTCGAGCCGGGGCGTAGCAGCATACGAAAAACCTGCAGGGGACCGACTAGCGTTGTCTTGCCAGACTGCCTAGGGACGGTCACTAGCACGGTCTTGTACTTGTAAGCGCGTACGCGATCGCCCGCCGCGTTCGTCTCCCACCGGTATTGCGTCGCGCGATTTAGCACGAGGCGTTGCCATGGCTGTAGGCGGATGCCCATCAGGAGAGCGGTTTTCGCGACCTCGCCACCCTCGTTGTACGGGTATGAAGGATCAGGGGCCGGGCAATAGGCGGGCGGCGGAAGGACCGTGAAGGGCTTAGGGAGAGCGCTCACAGGTTCGCCCCGTCGTCGTCCGCATCGTCGGCTACAACGAGGCTCACGACGGCGGCGAGCTGACTACCTGTTGCCGCGCCCGCGCCTTCGATCGCCTGGTGCAGTCGGTCAAGGATGTTGGATAGAGCTTCGTAGACCTTGACGCGTGCGTAAGCCTTTTCGGAAGGGTCTAGGTTGTCTGCTTCGAGCGCGAGTTGCAGAGCGAGGCCGCATTGACCGGCAAGGCTGGTAGAGATTCCCGGCGTTTTTTCGATGAGGTTTACCGTTTTCGTGGTTTCTTCGTACAATTTACCCGGTTTTAGGACCGGTTCGGGCACTGCGAACAGGGTTGCGGCGCTCATTTTGACCCTCCTTTCGGGGCGTTTTTTTCAGTATCGGGGGGGGAGATCTCGGCACTAAGGCGCGGGGTGGAGTGGACCCTGACCACTTGTAAAAAGTCAGTCGCGACGCGGCGCGAACCAGTCGCGACCGTCATCAACGAACTTCGTGCGACCCGAGGGCGCTCGGTTCCCCTTCGCGAAGTTGCATCGACGATGCGCGAGGCGAAGGTTATCCATCGTTGACGGCCCGCCTTTCGACAGCGGCACGACGTGATCGACGCTCGCGTCCTCGCGTCGCACTGGCAGGTGACAGAGTGAGCAGACCATGCCGTCGCGCGAGTAGATCAGGTCAGTGATGCGCTTGCGCTGCGTCCCTGACATCGTACGCCATGAATCGTGAGCGACGCTCATCGCCCCGCTCCCTTCGTCTGCATACGCTGCAATGCCCAGATCCGCACGCCCACAACGGGATAGGCGACGCGCCTTCCGATCTTCACGAACGGCGGTCCGCCGCCTACCGACCGTAACGTCTTGAGACTACCGACTGACATTTGCAGTTCGTCAGCGAGGGCCTCGGGTGTGTAGAACTCTCGTCCGCCCGTGGGGACCGATACGGCAACGGTCATGGCATCGCTAGTCATCGCTCGTCTCCGATCGTCGGCATGGGCGGCGGCGGATACGTCGATGCAATGTAATCGCGGATCTCCCGTGCTCGCACCGCGATATCAAGGGCCATGCCCGCGATCTTGAATTGCGCGCTACTCATCGAGTACGGGCGATCGCCGTTCACGGCTTCATGCGCGCGCATAGCTGCGCACTCGATATCGACGGCAATGTCGGCAACAACGGCCCTGCAGTCTGGTTTAGGCGTGGTCATCATTGAACCCCTCAATTGCTAGTTCACGGGCGCGAGGATCTTTTATCGCAAGGAGTGCGAGCTGCGCACGCGAAGCACCGGGGTAGGTCTGCGCCATGTAGAGAGCGAAGGCAGTCGGCTGTGCGGCTTTCTCGTTCTCGATGCGGGCCGCCCCGGCGGCCCCCTTCCCCCGGGTGCCCCGCCGCTCCCTTTTCGGCGGCGGTTTGCGCTTGCCACGCTTCGGATCTGCAAGCGTTGCAGAATCGCGGAACGGATGCGCCGTGACCACAGATCACGGGCATGTATTCAGGATCGGGGCTAGGCATATTGTGTCCTTCGGTTGTTGCGTGCGAAGTAGATTCCTTGAGGGACGGTAGGACCGGTCGCGCGGCCCGAGAGGGCGCGCCCTTCCTTCCCTCGTAGAGGGGGAGGATTGAATTCACTTCCGCATGGGGGTTGTTGCGCTGTTTGCGGCCCTTGCAGAATCGCCACCGAAGCGTCGCTTTAATGCGCGCCTTCGTTGCGATGACGCGCGCATCGATCACGTCGTCATGCCAGACACGCGCGGCATAGATGAGGTCGGCTAGGGCGGTCTTGACGATGCGGATCAGGGACGAGCGCGGCGCGCCTTCCACGATTCCGCCTCTGTGCCACTCGATGAGTCCGAGGGCTTCGAGCGTTGCGAGCGCGTCGCGGGTCCATCGTTCGGAGTATCCCGTGCGGTCTGCGAGCTGCGGCGCGGTGATGTCGATCGCTGCGGCGCGGCCCCGGCGGGCGGCGTACATCACGTTCGCAAGTTCGCGAAGGACGACGCGCGAGGCGCGGAAGGCCGGGGCCGCGAAGTCCGATCCCCACCCGGCTTTAGCGAGGCTGTTCGTTAGCTGTAATACATCCTGAGCGGGCGAAGGGCGAAGGGCGGGCGCGGTCATTGCTTCGGGCTTTCGATCATGTAGCGGATCGCGGTCGTCGTATAGGCGTCGATGTAGCGTAGGCGCTGCTTCGTCTCGCGCGTCGTCAGCTTGTACGGGTCTTTCGCGTCCTCAAGTAGGTTCGCTGCGATCGCTTGCGTCTTGCAGAGCAGCGAACGGACGATCGCTGCGTCTCCCTCGGTAATCATCGCTGCGCGCCCTTCGTCTGGTTCACCTCGTGGCGATGCGACCACACGCCCGAGGCGATGAGGGCGGTCACCATGCCGGGGGTTGCGACGGGCCATGCGATATAGAGGGCGAAAACGGACCACATCACGGCGGTGAACGCGATCATGGTCGTGAGCGCGGCGGCTAACTGAATCCAGTCGATGCGGTATCCCTTCATTCGTTGTCACCTCCGCACGCGGTGTCGATCGCGCGCGCAAGGCCACGCAAGATGTCGGCGACTTCCTCGGGTGAGAGTGCATCTTCCTTGACGTGCAGTTCCGCGCTCCCGTCGGCTTCAATGACGATGAGGGCGACGGTCCTAGTCACGGCCTGGTCAAGATCTGCGAGCAGCGCAGGGGAAACGTGATCAGCGATTTTCATTTGTGGCGACTTCCTCGGGATCAGTAGAGGTCAGAGCGATCGGCACACCGGCGGCGGCGAGTCGGTCGATGTCATCGAGAGACCAACGGATCGCGCCGCGAAGTCGTGCAGACACCTGGGATTGATTGACCCCGAGGATGCGCCCGATCGCGGTTTGCGAGATGTGAGATGCGTCCATAAAGCGACGAACGGCGTCGCTGACTAACAACTGACTCAATGACATACACACATAATTAATGCTTTTTTCATTAGTTTGCAACGAGGATTGCCCACTATCTAAATGCGTACACTTGGTAAGCTAGGGCGTTTTCCATTAGCCTATTGCCATGAGCACCGCACAGATTGTGAGCGCGCCGCGCTCGACTGGGGATATCGTCGCAGGGAACATCAGAGCCGAAGCCGCGCGGCTCGGATACAGTCAGAGCGCGCTAGGGCGCGCGCTTGGCATGTCACAGAATCAGATAACGACGCGCTGGCGCGGCGTGCATAGATGGCAATTAGATGAGCTTGACAGCGTTGCTGCTGTGCTTGGTACGTCGGTCGCGAAGCTCGTCAGCGAGCCAGATATGCAGAACCCCCACCGGTGGATCGCACCGAGGGGGGCCGCTGCGCGCCCGGAGGGACTCGAACCCCCAACCTTCTGGTTAGTAATTGACGGTAAGGGCGATAGCGATCCGCGCGAAACGCCGCGTAATGTGGTGAAACTCATTGATAAACCAGAGCGGCCAACCCCTAGCGCAGCATAGTTGTTGTGAAACGTTATGCAGTGCCCGCCGCGTGGTCGGCGGCGATCGAGACATGGGCTGTGCACCTTCGAGCGGCGGGGCGATCGAGTGCGAGCATCGAGACGCGGACAGAACACCTGCGTAGGTTCGCGAGGCAGACGGGAGCGCCGGGGCCGGGCATGGTCAGCGCCGCGCGCCTGGTGGCGTGGGCAGGGGCGCGCGAGTGGGCGCGAGAGACGCGGCGATCGCACTATGCGTCGCTTCGCGGTTTCTACGGGTGGGCAGTCGATGCTGGGATTTGCGCGGAAGATCCCACGTCTGCCCTTCCATCGATCAAGCCCGGCCCGGCTGTTCCGCGCCCGGCGACCGATCGAGCGTATCGGGACGCCCTCGCGGCGGCGGATGAGCGCGGGCATGTGATCCTACGGCTTGCGGGTGAAGCGGGGTTGCGGCGTGGAGAGATCGCCCGCGTGCACCGGCGCGACCTATTGACTGACCTAACAGGTGCCACCTTGGTTGTTCACGGCAAGGGCGATCGTGTCCGTCTCGTGCCCTTATCGCCGTCGCTTGGTCGCGAGGTCGCCCGCGTCCTAGCGGGGCGTGACTGGCTTCTACCTGGTCCCGGCGGGCACATGACCGCCCGGCATGTCGGCAAGCTCGGTTCACAGTGGTTGCCCGAGGGCGTGACCTTGCATCAATTACGCCATCGCTTCGCGACCGTTGTCAACAAGGCGATGCCGCACGCTACGGTCAACGCACAAGGCG